TGGTTCTTCTCATATGCCTGTTTTGAGAAGCCATTCAAAAAAGAACTGATGGACCCCGACAATGAGGAATATCTGACCTTCATGGATCTGGAAGGCGGCTTTGATATCCGGGTCCGCTGGGAGAAGGAATCTTTTGCCGGCCATGAGTTCCTGTCTGCTGGAAATATTTCGTTTATCGAGCGCGATGATCTTCCGGAAGAAATACTCGATGAAGTGATCAATCTGGATGAAGTTCTTGTCGTCAAATCTTACAAGGAGCTGCAGAATATTTTCCTTGAGATCGATGAGGAAGGCGACGACGAGGACGATGAGCCGGAAGAGAAACCGGCCAGGCGCAGGAAGTCAGCTGATGCCGATGATGAGCCGGAAGAGAAGCCAGCCAGGGGTCGCCGGCAAAAATCCGAGCCAGAGCCGGAGGAAGAGGAAGAAAAACCGGCTAGGAGATCCAGGGCAGCAAAACAGGAAGATCCTGAACCTGAACCGGAAAGGCCTGCCCGCCGAGGCCGCAAGGTCGAGCCGGAAGATGAATGTCCGCATGGATTTATCTTTGGTGATGATTTTGATACCAAGGGCAAATGTACCAAGTGTAAGGTTTTTGATTCTTGTGAAGCGGAGTTTGATTCCCAAAGCAAACCGGCGGAAAAGCGGTCAGAAAAGGAGAGTAAGTCAGCTGCCGGCAGGAAGGGAAAAGCAAATGGTGATGGGGATGAATGTCCGAGCGGTCATAAATTCGGGGTCGATTGCGACAATAAACCCGAATGTAATGACTGCCCGAAATGGGATGCCTGTATGGATCGCCAGGAGGAAATGGAAGCCGGAAATTAACCTTTAATTTCAATAATCGGTAATAGAAAAGGGGCAGGGGGAATCAACCTCTTGCCCCTTTTTAAATAGGTATTCAGGATATGGCAGATAAAAAAATAAAGCTCAATATCGGCAAACCGATCATTATTTCCGCTTCTGTTTCAAAGGAGCAACTGGAAATACTTGATCTCCTTTCCCTTCATCATCAGACTACCCGTTCTGCCATGTTCGCTAAACTCATTGTCGATCATTCCGATATTGATACTTCGATCCGGGCAATTGCAGAAAGAGTCGTGGCCAATTATTGTGAAACAAACGTCAATTTTGATGACTTTTTGAGGTCTGCCGGCATCTGGTTGGAACAGAAGAAAATATCCCAATATTATATCGAACGAATCATCCAAGAGGTCAGGAATCGTTATGCGGCGTAATTCACCAAACGAAGGATACATTGAAGCAATCAAGGAAAACCTCGAAGAGGAAGTCCCGGTTCCGGAGAAATATGATGGGGATATCTCCAGGGTGATTTCCACTGGATCAACTCTTCTTGATCTGGAAATAATGGGCAAGCGGGTTCGGGGCGGCGGAATCCCTGGCGGTATCCTCGTGGAAATCTACGGCCCCAATTCAGGCGGCAAGACCGTTTTAATGTCGGAGATTGCCGGCGGTATCCAGCGCCAGAAAGGCAAGGTTAAGTTCTATGATGCGGAAGCCCGCCTGAGTAAAAAGTTTGCCGAGATATTTGATTTCACCGTTGATGATTGTGAGTTCGGAGTACCAAATCAGGTGGCTGATGTCTTCCTACCCCTCATGACCTGGAACCCGGATGGCCCGCCTTGTATCGGTCAGTATAATCGCCGTCAGAAGAAATGCCGGGAGTGCGGGGATTCAGATACCTGTTCTGACTTCGATCTTGATAACCGACCAATTAACGGCGTTTTCATCGATTCCTTTGCCCAGCTCTGCGGAGAATTGGAGAAGGGTGATGAGGAAATCGATAAGCGGGGATCTGCCAGAGCCAAAGAATTCAGCCAATGGATGAGGAAACTTGCTCCAAAAATCACAGCAAATAAATGGTTGATTGTCGGCAGCAATCAGATCCGAGATAATCAAAAAGCCAAAACTGATTTTGATCCGAAATATGTGACCCCCGGCGGCAATGCTGTTCCACATGCCGCTTCTCTTCGATTGGAGATTTCCCCTGCCGCCAGACTCCGGGATGAAAAGACAATCAATGGCAAAAAAGTATATGTCGAGTATGGCCATTGTTCCAAGGTCAAGATTATCAAAAATACGGTATCTGGCCAGAAGGGGTCGGCGGAGATACAGATTGTCGTTGACTATGGCATCGATGATATTACCGCCAATCTCCAATACCTGAAGAAATTTACCCCAGGGTCGAAGTATTGGACCGGTGATAATAGCCTGGAAGATGCCATTGAAACGATTGAGCAGGATGGCCTTGAACTCGAATTGAAAGAGGCGGTTATTGATTTATGGGAAGAAATCCAAGATAAATTCAAAAAGGATCGAAAGCCGAAAAGGAGGTAAAAAATGATTTCAATAAGCGATCCAAAAGGATTGATGAAATTAAAATTTCGTTGCCCTCAATGTGGCGGGAGTTATTTCGGCACAAGCAATGCTCTTGGTCCTAATTCTACTGGTCATTGCCATAGTCGTTTGCCAAACGGGAAAAGGTGTAATTATACCTGGATACGCAATGAAGAGACAGATGCAAAGCATTTTATTAAAAAAGAGGACTGACATGTCAAAAAAAATTGATTTCGAAATCCAATTTCTAAAAGAGATCGAAAAATGCCGACGAAAAGCCGATGCTTGTTCCGCAAATGGAATGATCGCCAGGGACTATGTTTTCAGTTTAAATGACATAATAATCCGGGCCGAGATTGCCAGCAAAGAAAGACATCATGAATCGATGTTATCCCTCTTCAATGAAATGAAAGCCCTGCGATCATGAAAAATTAATGGAGAAATTATTATGAGCAGTATAGTTAGCATTTTACATTCTCTTGATTTTATTTGCCCCCATTGTGAAGAATATAATGAAATATCTGATATTGAAGCCTCGGTAATAATTCACGGAACTGATTCCGGCCGACGGAAAGACGAATGCGTATTTATCCATGAATGCGAAAGTTGTAAGGAAAAATTTAAAATTACTCCTCATATGGATATTGGTGTAGAAAAAATAAAATGAAATACCTTGCATTTGATGTCAATTTCTTTTGCTGGCGCGGATTCCACTCCACCGGCAATATGCAATACAATGGGGTCGGGACCGGGGCCATTCAATCCTTCCTGACGGCCATTTATTTCCATTGTAAAAAGTTTGGTATTTCATCCCCACTCTTTTGTTTTGATTCCCGCAAGAACTACCGGAAAGAAATATTCCCCGGGTACAAACATAGACCTCCTGCCAGCCATAAAGAAAAGCTGGAACGGATCGAAATAGTCAAACAGATAAGTACAATCAGGAATCTCGTCCTGCCGACTATGGGGTTCAAAAATATCTACCAGCAAACCGGAATTGAAGCGGATGATATTATGGCCAGGCTGGTGCGGGATAATCCCCATCAAGTAATCGTCCTGACCGGGGATGAGGATCTTTTGCAATTGGTCGATCAATGTACTTGGTATTCCCCGGCAACAAAGACTTTAATGAATGAAAAAATTTTCCGGAAGAAATATGGTATTGCCCCAAGGGATTGGCGGATAGTCAAAGCCCTGGCCGGTTGCATTTCTGATAAGATTCCAGGCATCAGCATGGTCGGTGAGAAAACAGTTTTAAAATACCTGACCGGAGTGCTCGGGAAAGATACAATTGCCAGTATGGTTATTGAGGATGAGAAACGAGCCATGAAAAAGAAAAATGGTATCCTGGTTAATTTGCCATTCCCGAAAACACAATCGGTTGTGATCCAGAAAGATGAATTCAGCCCGGAAGGATTTGGGGCTATCTGTGATCTATTTGGTTTGGAGAAGTTGGCGGAGAAAGTGGATGATTGGGAGATGATGTTCCGGTGATCAAGCAACTCAAGCATTCGGAACTCCCGCAACTCCGCAATGACATTCTCCTTGATCAAGATGGTCGGTGCCCTATCTGTCGAAGACAAATAAACGAATATGAAATTTGTTTGGATCACGAGCACAAAAAGAAAGTAAAGGGCACCGGCCAGATCCGCGGGGTCCTTTGCCGAGCCTGCAATACCTTTCTCGGGAAAATGGAAAATAATTGCCGGCGTTATGGAATCAGCCGGGTGCGCCTGCCAAACTTCTTATCAAGGACAGCCGATTACCTCAGGGAAGATCACAAACCATTTATTCACCCAAGCGAAAAAGAAAAAGCCCCAAAATTGATGAAATCTTCGTATAATAGTTTGAAAGCGAATTATTCCGGTAAAGCAAAATTCCCCGAGTATCCAAAGTCGGGAATATTGACGGTTAAATTAAAAAGTCTTTTCCGGGAGTATGGGATCAGGCCAAAATTTTACGGGAGATAAAAATGATAAAAGAAAAAATTGAAGTTGATTTTGAACTTTTGATAGCATTGGAACGGGCAGCAAGTCTTCAAATAACTACTAATTTCGAAGATGGTTTTATTGCTGATTTAAAAATTCGCTTCAAAACTTACGGCATGAAAATGGTCATTACTAAGGATCAAATAAAAATCTTGCGCGAGTTAGAGGCAAGATATAATACGAAAATTTCAAAACTATGATCAAATCACTCCGGATAGAAAATCTCGAATCCCATAAAGATACCTTTTTTGAGTTCTCCCCTGGCCTGAATGTTTTTGTCGGAGAAACCGACCGAGGGAAATCTGGTTCTTTCCGGGCCTATAAATGGTTGACCCAGAATAATCCAGGTGGCGAGTGGATGAGACCCCTGTACTGGGAGGGTACAACGACCGTTACTGGCGAGTTTATTAATCCCGGCCTTATCCTCAAGAGGGTCCGGGATAAGTCGGAAAACAGCTATGTACTCAATGATGAGAAGCCGATCAATGCCGGCACCTCAGTTCCCAGCAATATAGCCACCCTGCTGGATCTGGATGATGTCAATTTACAGACCCAGATTG